TCTTTGCCATCATACTCTCCTTTAACTGTGATTAAAAAAAGCCCCTCCAGAGTGAGGAGGGGCTTTTTGCACTCAGGGCATAGCCCACACAAGTTCTACTTAGCTAGCGCTAGCGCTAGGAGAAGAACTTACAGAGGAACTGGCAGATGAGAAGCCAACGCCGCTACCTGGTATAGTCAGTGACAGTACGTCAAACGCAGTGTCAAACAAACGGTACGCAATCTCACCAAAATCGAAACGAAGCGCTGTACCCCGCCTGAGAACAAACTGCTCAACGGCTTGGTACTGAGCTTCAGAATTACGAATCCTGCGGATAGCGTAACGGCTGTCCAGCCCCATGATCGTGTTGGCAGGAATAACGCCGTCTTCGACCAAGAAGATTTTAACGTCGCGAATACCCGGGTTAACGATGTGAGCAAGCGCATCGATCCTTGGGGAATTCGGGTCGTCGGTTGTTACAACAGGCTTGCCTGTGCGGTTCTCAATAGACATAGCTGCAGAGAGGTCACAGATGACCCAGTCGATTACGCGGGTTTTGAAGTTCCTGTAAAGGTACTTAATCCACGCGGTCTGAGTCAGGGTGCCCGCGGCAGTGATGGTAGAGTCTAAGGTTTTTGCCCTAACCTGAGAAAGAGCAGACTGACCAACATCGAGATCCCCGTTCAGGAATGCTGCGATATACTCATCAGTTTTAGAGGCTCTTTCAACAGCGGCCTGGCGGCCAACGGCCAAAGCAACCAAGTCCAGAGTAGTTGCACGCTGGGCTTCGTCGGAGATTTCCATACCAAGTGCTACGGTAGGAATCCTGCGGGAAACGTCAGACACAGTGATGGTCAGCATAGCAGCAGGCAGAGCCAACTGGCTGATACCCTGCATACGGGCACCTTCAGGACGGGTGAAATCAATAACAGGCTGCTCAACCTTGTCGCCTGCAACGGAATCATCAATTGCTACCAACTGATCAAACACGGCAGGAGCGGTGGTCCGGTCGACCTGCAGCTTGCTCTCAATCATTTCCAGAATAACGGCCGGGAAAAGAATACGGCTCGCTGGGTCAGCATCGTGAATAACGGTTCCGGCGGTCATCGGGGCTGCTGCCTTTCCACTGAGGATTTGGGCAACAGTCGGAGGACGCAGACCGAACTGCTTGTCGCGGTGCATAAAAAGCCCTGCTGATGCGCAGAGCTGCTCGAACGTTGTGCCATATTGGTCGGCTCGGGTCGGGTATGTCCGGTTAATGTACTGAGGGACAGTCATATTTGACTCATGCGCTGCCTTGTAAACCGAAGACTCCAAACCAAGTTCCTGTCGGGCACCGTTCTCATCGAGAAAAGAAACTTTCATCGTGATAACTCCTTTGTTTAAGATTCATTAATGGTCAGTAAGACCGCTTACGCTTTCTCAATTATTGCAGTCGTACCGATAGCGCCCGTGCCTGCAGAACCAAGAGAGACCACCCGCCATGCGAATGGGCCGTTTTTAATTGTTGCCTGGGTTGTGGCTGAAGCTACCTTTGGTGCGGTGGTCAGGTCTGTACCTTTGGCTACCACAGTACCAGTAACAACATACTGGCCTACACTAAGAGCGCCAGCGGTCCCGACAGTAGCTTGTGCGCCATCACACAGAACTTCCTTTCTGCCTCCGACCTGAACACTGCCGATGGTCCAACCATCCAGGGTTGCGCCCTGAATAGAGTTGATGAAACCTTCAATCTCGTTGCCTGCTGCGCAGAGATTATACTGCGAATCCCCAGCGAGCTTAACGATCTTGTTCTGCTCGTAGTCCGTAAGGTTACCGGCAGCAGTTGCAGCAGCCCCCAGACGAGCAGTGATTATCTCGTTCATCTGAAGGATCAACTCGGTGAATTGAAACTTTGCCATGATTAAATCTCCTTCGTTAATTTTTAAGGTCGTCGCTTACTTCACAGAGTGCAAACGGGCTGCGCCGATACTTGCAGTGTGCATAGCATTCGCCTTGGGTCCTGTTTTCTGTTCTGTAGAGGCCGCGCTGTCGCCGGATACGGCAACACCTTGTACTTTAAATACCTTACCAAATTCAGTTTGGACTTGAGCATGAAGTTCAAGCAGCTGAACCGCAGTAAATGTATCCGTGGTTACAGGCGACCCGCCAAGGGCGATCTGCATTTTCTGGATAGATCTTGCAGTAATAGCTCTGAAGCCGTCATGGACGGTCTGCATTGCTTCCTGCTCTGCTGTCAGCTGTTCAACTTTCGTATTGGCTTTCAAGAGGTCCGTAGATGTTTCCTTCAGGTCCTTCTTGAGCATCGCGACCATTTCCTGTGAAGCCTCAAGCTTCGCAGTGGCCTGCACAAGGGTCAGACCCTCAGTCGTGGGTACTGAATCTGTACCTACATCAGCGGCTGCAAGAATAGCCGACTCTTCGTCCGTGAGTGTTTCACCAGCCTTCTGCTTGGCTTTAATAGCGGTAAGCTGCTCTGCCGCATCAGGTTCGTTGTCAGAATTATCCGACTCGGCCTGTATTGCGTCATACGCTGCTTGCTCCGCATCATCCAAGGCAGTACCGGCTTCGACCTTTGCCCTGATTGCTTCGATCTGCTCCTCGGTAAAATCGCCGGAAGTATCGCCTGCTGCAAGTGCAGCTTGCTCAACCTCTGTAGGGGCAGCACCAGCTTCAATGGCAGCGAGTCGTTCAGGTGTAAGAACTACACGTTTCATAGCCGCTTCTCCTCGTAACGTTGCGCCCGTGTTATAGCTCGGGCTTATTTTGGGTTTTGCTTTCTTCTGGAGTGAGGCTAAGAGGTTGTCAAACGAAATAATCTTATCAGCCAAACCGGCCTCAACAGCCTGCTCCCCGATAAACTCCCGGCCCTGTGCCATATCTTCCGCTTCGTCGTGCGAAACTCCACGTCCGCTCGCTACTGCGTCTACAAAAATCCCATAAACATGATCGACACGGCTTTGTATCTCTTTCTTAGCCGAAGCGTTCAAAGGTTCATAAGGATTACCGAGCGCTTTGTACTTGCCACCGCGTACAATGGTTGCTGTTATTCCGTCTTTCTCGAGCTGCTTAGAGTACTCTTTGTGCACTACGAGAATTCCGATGCTTCCAAGCTGGGCAACTTCAGAAGCAGCAACCGTTTTAGCATGTGAGCCTAACCAATATGCGGCAGAATACATCGAGCCGTCTGTAAACGCTGTAATGGGCTTGACTTTGGAGATTTGCGAAATCAACTCCGCCGTGTCACTCAATCCAGCAACAAAGCCACCAGGACTGTCAATATCGAGAATTATCTGTTTAACATCCGGTTTACTTGCAGCCTCGATAACTGCGAGCCGAATTTCATTGTAGGAAGTGAGGCCGAAGAATTTATTCCATGGAGAGTCTTTATTAGTGAGTGAGCCGCGGATACTTAAAATTGCGACGCCGTCCTGAACATCGAGCAGATGAGACGAATCGTCTTTATCTCCTTTTATATCAACGACCATTCCTGCAGCAACCTTCTCGTCGACTCCGGCCTGTGCCTTTGTCGCGAGTTCGTAAGCTGTCTGATCTCCTAGAAATATCTCAAACATTACTTGCCTCCTTGATTATTGCTCTTCTCCCCATCAGGGGCTGTTGAGTTTGTCGCCTGGTTCAACGCAGATTCCGACGTGTTTGAGTACGGATTCCCTGCTTGTTGTTTTCCCATGGCGAAACCGGTACCTTGGAGTTTGGGGGCAGAAGCATCCGGTAATTCCCCGGTGAGCCTGATCGACGCTTCAACGTCGCTGATCATGCCAAGGCTCAGCAATTCAAGTACTCTGCTCTGCTCCATCGCCCTGAAAGCCTCAAGTTCCAACTCCGGCCTCAAGTTGACCTCCTTATACTTGAACTCGACATAAACATCAAGGCCATAAAGCCTGACAGCTAAAGTAAGCGCTCTGCTGTATATCTCGTTCAACTTCTCCTGCACCAGCCCAGTACTGGACTTCAGGTGCATCAGGGTCTCAGAACTGGCGATATTCTGAGACCCTGTTGTACCGTGGCCAAGGACAGATGGGAGGGTTTTGGCACCGGAGGATAGTTTGGAGTCGATAATCCCGTTTAAAACCTTAACTTCTTCAGGGTAGCTGTTGTTGCCCCCTGTAATATATTGAATGCCGAGTGTGTCAAAATAAACAACAGCGTCTTCCGGTTTCAGGCCGTTTACCTTGGACTCGATGCTGGAAATCATATCGTCCATGTAGCCCTTCAAAGCTACATCATCATAAAGAACTTCAGCTGGAATGTTCTTCTTGAACTTCTCCTCATCTATCACGACCTCAAGTCTTGGGTGCAGAGCGCGCTTTACGACTCGGCGAAGATCACTTAAAAATGACTGAGAAGCCAGCGTTGGCTGAATACCGGACTCGAACGGGCTGTCCGAGTAGACCGTGAGCAGATCCTGATCAACCGCGGTGTAGAAAAAGGTAGGCACGTCAAGGCTGATCTCTTCGCCTCCTACAAGCTGGTGTGGCTTTAAGATTTTATCATCCCTGCGGAAAAACACTTGAGTAGTGGATATAGGCTCCAGTCGGGCAGGCATCCTGACACGAT